GTTTCGTATCCCTTAATACCTTTTGATTTAATTTTCTACGAATCAATCCTGTGTTGGATGCCTCATAGTTTTCGTGGTTTGGTATCTCTCTCCATTCAATCATTCTTCAAATTTCTCCATAATAAATTTATCAACAGCATCGATTCGAGCTGCGAGCTCTTTGCTGTATCCGTTCATACAATAGTCAGCCATCACGTTCACGATACCAATCGTTTCCTTTAGGGATAGGTTGATGTTTAATTGTTTTGCGTAGTTCTGTACGAATGTCAATTGACTCTGGCGTACGATAATCGGTTGTTTTGGGTCTTGTGTCATATTTTTTTTGTTATCTTATTTCTTTTTTTTCTCTATAATCTCTAATTGTTACTCCTAAATAATCTTCGAGTTTGAATGATGTAATTACAATCCTACTTATTGATTCTTCAGGTGTTGCGTCATACCATACCCACTCGTAATAATAATCCTTCTTATTTATTGTTACACCACACCTTGAATCAAAACAAGGTATGTAAACTACAAACTTATAATGGGTATCTGTCTCAGTTTTTTGGATATCAATTCTAAGGAGTTGTTTTACATAATCCCAAGTGTATTCCTCAATAATCATACGCAAGGTCTTCTTCCATTGCGGAACGTTCTGCATCCATTTGTTCGATTTGGGATAGAAATGCGGCTTCTTCAGCTTCCTTCTGTTCTATCCATTCACACCACATTCTGTGTTCGTACTCTTGTTTCAACTGATGATGAAACAATGCTTCTTCTCTAAAATTGTCTGTCAAATTACACATTATAGTTCCCCCTTATTAGTTTTAATTCTTTGATTTAATTCTTCGTTTTCTTCTTGAGTTTTTTCTGTAGGTTTTAACTCAGGGTATTCCTCCATTAACTTACATGCTACACGTCTAATGGACTCTGCGTTGGATAACTTACCTTCACCGTAAGCTGCTAGGAATTGGTCGATTGTAGTAATTCCTAATGAGAAGCATTGGTCTTGCCAAATTGCTGTCTGTAAAAATGATTTCTTTTCTCGGAGAATTGGGTAATCAGCCAATAATTCTGCCACTTTTAGTTTTAATGTCATATCTATTTGTTTTTATAATACAAATATAGTAAAGCTCAACTGATTAGTCAAGCACAACAAATAAAATAATTGAAAATATATTAGGACATTTCAGACATCATCTCACCATCAGGAGTATTCTTTTCTACTCTGGTGATTTGAAGGTTCTCTAACGACTCTGTTAGATTGAGGATTACTGATTCGTAATCTTCTTTGGATAGTTCATAGACATCAATATCATCCATACCCAATTTAAGATTTACTGTATTGATAAAAATGGTTGAAAATATCTTAGGGTAATCCATCTTTAATTTACGACTGCATTGACTAAAAAAATAATCAAACTCTTCTTGATGTAATAACATTTGAAGTAGTTCAGCTCTTATTGAATCAACAGGAAAATCATAGGTCTCGTGGTCTTTAACAACTGACTCTAATAATGGTATTGGGCTTTTTGTGTTTTCCATAAGTTAAAAAAAGGGGTGGGTAAAAAAAAAATAGATAACATAGATGACATTAGAATCATAACCCCACCCCTTTGGCTTAGACAATATCAAATTCAGACACTTCAAACTCTTCGTTGAGATAATAACTGATGTGGTTTCCTACTAAACCTGGTTCAAGTTGTTTCTCTAACTCAATCAATAATGGTTCCTCAAATCCTTCAAGTGTAAAGTTGTAATAGTACTTTGGTACTGAACCAGCTCTAAAACTCTTTTCTACTTTGATAAGTTTTACTTCCAATATCTTCTTCTTGATTGGTGTCATATACTATAAATATATCAAAGTTGAAAAAAGTATCAATCTAATTTTTCAAACCCAATAATCTCCTTGAATGGTTCGTCTTTAGGTTTTGGATTGATGGCTTGTTGAATACTCCATCTATTGTATTTTAGATATAATTCACCCATATACATTCTTTCGGTTGAACTCATCTTTGATTCATTTCCTTTATTCCAATCTGATGTAAATAAAATATGGAACTCTTCTGGTATGTTCGTAAGGTCTTTCATATCATTTAAGGGGGGGGTTAAAATTTTTAAGGGGGTACTTATTAGATATTAAACTTTTCTAAAATTGAAGGTTCAATTAAATCTTGAGCTTCTTTGTCAGTCCAATCCAAATCATCGAGTACATTTGTAGTATTTACTACTTTACTACTTGTTCCTTTTACTACTTTACTACTTGGGTCAGTCAGGAGTAATCTTTCAATCGACATAGTAATAACCTCTTTCATCGTCATTTTATTCAAAAATGAATAAGTTTTTAACTTGTCGTGTAATTCATCGCTAATGTTTATCTTTTTCATACTACAAAGATAATAATAATATTTGTATAAAACAAAAAAACCTAACTTAATAATATTGAATTGCTAATGGGACTTATCAATTCTTTATTACTAGTTAGGTAATTAGTTTTCTTATATGCTTCTAGTAATCTAATTACTTGAAGATTTAGGTAAGTGATAAGTCCGCTCTAGATGCTAGTGCTATAAACACTTAAACAATCTAAAACCTTATCACTTTCCTCTCTTGAATCTTTGAGGTTGTAGGGTTATAAGTCCGTGAATTACCTACAAGTGAGTAAAAGTATTTCAACCCTTACACTTATAAATATAATAAAAATTAGGAAAAGTCAAAACATTCCTGTATAGAAATATGAGGTTTAAATTCTTTTTTTGGAGTGTGAGGTTCTAAATTGTGTTTCTCACAGAACTGAATATGAATATCCTGTTTCAAATCATACCCCATCTTTTCCAATAATGTGTAGGTTTCAATATAATCGTCTTTGGTTGGTTTTACTAACTTGAAGTATGTTTTGCGTCTATCACTATAATCAACAAGTTTTCTACTAATCTTTTTACCTTCAAGTTTACATTGCTTACATCTTGGATGTAAAACACCATTACTTCTATGAAACGACCTAGCAACTTTAACTTGATTACAAGCTCTGCATAATTTCGTTTCTACAACGTTTTCTTCACTCATAAGGGTAAGATATTAAAAATAAAAGATAATTGAATGTAGGGGTGTTTCTGTTGTCCTACTTCCATTTCTTACCGATGTTAGATAAGTATCTGTTTTGATATTGAGAATAACAGAATCCTGCTCTATCAGCTCTATTCTTCTTCTCTTCCTTAACAGCAATATCACTCATACATCTTGACATAAAACCAGTCATCGTTTCTTTGTATGATGCAGGATACTGAAATTTCTTTCTACTGAATTGTTCTGACATTGCTGCCACAACTCCACCTTGTTGTCCGTCATTTGATTTCCTACCAGAACACGCCCATTTTGCGTATTGCTCTGTATAACCAGCTGATTTATGTTCTTCCATACAATCTACCGTTGGAAGTGTTGCAAAGTCCTCAGAGGACATATTTGCGGCTTTAATTGAACCACAGATTTTAGCTGCGGTTTCTTCATCACCATATCTTTCAATTTGGTCTATCATACAATCATCCCAAGCATAGTCAGCAAATTCTTCAGACATATTGTCTTTATCGTATTCACCTTTACAAACAGAGTATGCTTGACCTGCTGCATCATACTCGTCGATTATTTCTCTGATACATGCTGAGATAAACTCTTTTTCGTCTTGTCCTTTGGATGGTTTTGGAATTGGCATTATGATATTTTTGTTTTAGATTTAGCTTTTAGTTCACGATTTTCTCTCATCAACATATCCACCTTTGTTTCAAGTTCAGTTATCTTTCCATTCAACTCGTGGATTTCTTTCTTTAAGTCCTCAATAATCGTTTGATAAACTCCAATACTCTTACTCAAGTTATCGAGTATAGAATTGTCCGTTTCAACTTGTTGTTTTTTACGACCTACCCACCACGCAGCGACACCAGTAAGTGAGTTTGATATTATAAGTAATAATTCGTTATTCATAGTTTTATATTAAAATCCACAATCTACACATCCACCTAAGGTAGGGTCAATATATGCTCTCATATTTGATGGTATCATACCAGTTCTTGGTGGTCTTCTCATACCAGGTGTAAACCATACTCCACTAAAGTATTGTGTCTTCTGTGGTGGCATATCTTCAATATTTCCAAAAGAGTAGTACCAGGGATATTCACTTGGATTTCCTAAAATATAATCCATAATACGTTGAGCGTAGAAGTTATATCTACCTTGTTCGATACCTCTCAAATACTCCATACCTTTGATGTCGATTGATGTACCTTGTTCTGTATTACCTACCACAATTGCCTTATTCATTCTTCTTGCGAACATCTCAGGCATTGCCTCGTAAGATGCTCTGTAAATTAAATAAGGTGCAATATACTCATCCAACATCGTTCTATCAGCAGTTGAAATGGTGGTTCCTGACAACTGATTTGCTTGAACCAAATTGGTATAATGATTGTAGCCACGTGTTCCAATCAGGGTCTGTAATCCCAAATCCTGAGCGATGAATATCATGCTCACCAAAAGGGCTTCGTCCATATTCTGATTGATGGTGGTGTAGGCCTTTAGCTTCGTTTGACTGATTAATAATACTTGTGGACTCATCTTATATTCCTTCTTTTTTATCAATTTCGGATTGAACCTCATCAGGTAAGATTTGATTCTGTTCGATTCCTAGTTTAATTGGCTCTTTGTATTTGATGAATAATATCTTCTCTAACGCCTTCAATATCTGTTCTTGGATAGGAATGATTACCGTCTGTAAGAAAAGTTGATAGGAGTCAAGTATTTCAGCTCTGCCACCCAACTGACCTTCTGTCTTGATTCCCAGAATCATCGGTGAGGTAATTCTATGTGCCGTTAAGATAGTTTGTTCTACTTGTGGTGCCATATTCGTATACCATGCATCAGATGCGTTATTTGGTAATGGTTGAATGATTGGTGCTGTCTCAGGGTTTTCAGAGAAAAACAAGAAGAACTTACCTGCGTTATTCGTTGATGAATACTTGGCATTTAATTGACGTTCAATCATATCCATAGCTTCTTCACCAGGCACGCCATTTACAAACGAAACACTCATGCTAGGCATCATGCTATTTTGCATATTATTCAAGTGAAAGTTCTTAATCTCAATATCCAATTGAATTGTTGTAACACCTGCAAGGTAATCACATGCGGGATAATATGACATACCAGGCATATAACAAGTTTTGTCGTAGAATATTTGTGATGGCTCTGAATCTGGCAACATATTAAATGCTTCGATTTCTATAGGTTTCCATTTGGTTGGATTGGTTGTGGTTCCAGCCCAATTTATTGAATAATAATATGAACCTACGTTTCCAAAATCATCTTCTTTACCAGCTCTTAATCTTGAAAAATCTGTGTGATAAAACTCAGCAATACCTCCGTCATTTGACTTAACGACATTCATTGCAAATCCACCAAAAATACATCTGTCAATAACTAATTTCTCAAATACTTCATATACCGTCTCACTTCTATTTGCCATCGTTAGAACCTCAGGATTACCTTCTTTAACGTATAGATTTTTACCTTTAACACCATACATAATGGCATTCAAACAAGCTCGGTTAATTGAGCTGTATTGGTATAGAGCTAGTAAGTGATTTGGGAATATATTGTCCTCGCCATAAAAGACGTATGGCTTATTCTTTATCACCTCTTGGAATTGTGGTACCTGTGCGGCATTGAACTCCATTATTTGTATTTTATTATTCATTACTTATAAATATCTAAAGTTTCGGTTTTATCCATATTTCTTGGATTAGTTAAGCTACTCTAATTTTCATCGCTCCTGATGTGTGGTACATTTGTCCTAACACAACACCACCTGTTGCTGCGGCTGCGTCATCAGCAAAATCATATGAAGCATAATTAGTCATTACATAAGCCATCGCAAACGCAGCGTCGTTTCTTGTTGGACTATAATTATTCAACCCTATTAAAGTTGAACCTGATGTGCCACCTGAAATATTGTTATTTGCTCCACCAATTATCGTGTTATAACTACCACTATCTACTCTATGATTATTTCCAATAATAACATTATAGTTAGTTCCCGCAGCAATACCATTTAAGTTTCCTAAAATAACACCTCTATAACCTTCGTTATTTTGGTTTCCATTACCAATAGTAATAGCCGCTTCTGCCATACTCCTTGTTGTTTTACCCCCGTAAGTTGAACCAATACATATAGTGTAAGAACCCTGATTGGCGTTGCCTTCACCAATATTTATACTATAAGGTGAACCCAACATATAAAGACTTCTACCAATACCTATAGAATTATTACTTGCCGTAAAATTCGCTCCACTACCAATCATAATATCATTAGCACCTGAAGCATCGGCAGTTCCAATAG